CCTTCCTCCTGTCTCCCCAAAGCAAGTCTATCGGCTCTAACTTCTAGCGAACGCAGTGAGCGATAACTTCTTTAACTTCTTTAATTCAAAACTCGTAACTCAAAATTCGTAATTCTATGACTCTCATCCAGCGTCTCATCTTCGCACTTAAGTACAAGCGCGCAGTAAAACAGGCAGACAAACTCGCCAAGCAAAACAAACTCAAATACTACGTCATCTACATCAATGGAGAACTCAAAGTCGTACCCAAGAAAACCATACGCCACCTCATCGCAACGCGACGGTTCAAAAAAGGAACCAAAATCGCAGACATCGAAAAAAGAGCGCTCTACATCACACACAATTCATAATTCGTAATTCTATCGGCTCTAACTTCCAGGCGCGAAGCGCCGATAACTTCTTTAACTTCTATAACTCCTCATAAACTCATAAACTCAAAACCTCATAAACTCAAAACTATGGCTTTCATCTCAGACAACGACTACAAAGTGGTCATCGGAGACAACGCACTCAAAATCATATCACAAGTCTCCGAGGACGTCCGCAGAAGCGCCGAGGCACAGGCGCAGGAGGAAATCGCATCATACCTCAGACCCAAGTACAACGTGCAGCAGGTCTTCGAGGCTGACGACGACGAACGAAACCCACTCATCGTCATGTACACCTGCGACATCGCACTCTACAACATGGTCGCAACAATGCCCAACAGAATGGGACTCGACATCCGAAAGGAACGATACGAACGCGCCATCAAGTGGCTCGAAGGAGTGCAGGACGGTACCAACATACCCGACCTGCCGCTACCTACCGACGAAGACGGTAACGAAACCGCCAGCCCAGGATTCCTCATCGCATCCGAACCCAAACAACAATACAACTGGTAATGGAGAACGGCACCCCAACCCTCACTCTTTGGGCAGGGGAAGGGGGAGAGACTGCTATCCGCCTATACTCCTAGCGAGCAAAGCGAGCGCTACTCCTGACTCCTATCTACCCAATTATTATTTATTAATTATTATTTATTATTCCCCGCGCCCCACTTGTTCTTTCGGCCTATACTCCTAAAGAGCGCAGAGAGCGAAACTACAGACTCCTATCTCCCCATTGTTAATCGTTAATTGTTAATTGTCAATTGTTAATTGCTATGCCACCGCAGCCACATGGTCAGCATTCACCCTGAAAGGGTGACCTGCCGCGAAGCGGCTCAGTAACCCCCAGTCATGGGAGCAAACCGCAGGTTTGCGATTCGACTGGGGGGGGGGCATCTGAGCGGAGTCCATCGACCCTGAAAGGGTCGCCGAGCAGCCAGTTTTGCCACCGCACCCCTAATTGTTAATTGTTAATTGCCAATTCAACACTCGTAATTCATAACCCTCATGAGCATTCTCGATTTCTTCAAACCCAGCACCAACGTGCTACACACCAAGTACGGCGACTTCAACCTCGCAAAGAAAAAAGACATCCAAAAACTCAAAGGAGTCATAATCTCACTGCAGAGAACTACAGACGCACTCACACGAAAGGACCTCCGCGACTGGAGGCAGGCTTGGCAAATGGCCATCAACATAGACTATCCCAACAGGCAGCGGCTCTACGACATCTACCGAGACGTCGATGTGGACCTACACCTCACAGGATGCGTCAACCAGAGGTCCGGATTCGTACTCGCACAGTCGTTCAAGTTCGTCAATCCCGACGGGACGGACAACGAGGACGTCATGCCAATCTTCGACAGCGAATGGTTCAAAAACCTCCTGCGATATGCACTCCAGGCAACATACTGGGGACACTCGCTCATCGAACTCGGAGACGTCGTAAACAACGGAGGCATCATGGCATACGACCACGTCGCACTCCTGCCACGAAAGCATGTCATACCAGAATACCACCGCATCATCACAGACCTATCACAAGACTGGACCACCGGAATCGACTACCACGAGCAGCCATTCGCCGACTGGCTCATCGAAGTGGGGCAGCCAGAGGACCTCGGCATCTTCCTCAAAGCAGCCATACAAACCATACCAAAGAAAAACGCTCTCTCCTTCTGGGACACCTTCGCCGAAATTTTCGGCATGCCATGGAGGGTCGCAAAAACCACATCGCGAGACGAGAAGGAAATCAAAAGCATCAGCCAGCAACTCAACGACATGGCTAACGCCGCAACTGCTGTCGTACCTGCAGATGCCGACATTCAAATCGTCGAATCTGCCAAAGGCGACGCGTTCAACGTCTATGACAGGCGCATCGACCGGGCAAACTCCGAACTATCCAAACTCGTCATCGGACAAACCATGACCATCGAGGACGGCTCCTCGCTCTCGCAGTCCATCACGCACTTCAACGTCTTCCGTATGCTCATCGAGGCCGACTGCGACCGCCTCCGCGACATCATCAACGGACAACTCCTCCCCAGAATGGTCAAGCACGGATTCCCGCTCAAAGGACTCAGATTCGAATGGAACTACCCCGCGAACTACACACCAGAGCAGCAAGTAGCGTTCGAGACCATGGTGCTCAACAACTACGAGGTGGACCCCACCTACTTCACCGACAAGTACAAAATGCCAGTCGGAGAACGGCGCTCCTTCCAAATGCCTGCCAACAGCAACGACGAAAACAACGACGAAGAAGAGCAAAACGAGAACGAAAACAGCACCGAACAGCAAGACAATGACACCCAGCACAACGGCAGCGACGAGAAAAAAAACTCAAAAACGCATCAACTCAATAACTCAAAAACTCCTAACTCCAAATTCGTAATTCCAAATTCGAAGGCTCCTTTTTTCGACTAAGCCCCAGCGACTACCTGGGGCTGCACCAACGATATAGCACCATCCTCCACTCCGAAGAGTTCGGGCAAATCAAAGCATTCAAAATCAACAAAGGACTCACGCGGAAGCTCAAGAAGATGTTCCAGTCCATGATGCGAGTGCTCTTCAACGAGAAGGGAGCGGCCATGAGCATCGAAATCCTCGCAGAACCCGAGACGCAGGAGTTCATCAACACACACGCCGACATTCTCAACGACGCCATGAAGCAAGTGCCCATGTCACACAGCATGAGGAAACGCCTCAAGCAGTCCAACTGGGTTTTCTCCGGCATCAAAACCTTCCACGAACTCAACGAGGCCTTCCCGGAAATCGTCGATGAGAACGGCAATCAAAAACCGTTCGAACAGTTCTTGAACGACGTTCAGAAAATACACCAGACATACAACAAAAACTACCTCCGAGCAGAGTACAACTTCATCACGGCATCGGCGCAAATGGCAGCCAAATGGGAGAAGTTCGCGCAAGACGGAGACGAATACAACCTACAGTACAGAACCGCAGGAGACGACCGAGTCAGGCCAGAGCACGCAGCGCTCAACAGGGTTACGCTACCCTTCTCCGACCCATTCTGGAAATCATACTTCCCACCAAATGGATGGAACTGCCGATGCACTGCCGTCCAGGTGCGCAAATCCAAATACCCCGCAACGCCACGCGAAGAGGCCATGAAGCGAGGAGAGGAAGCGCTCGCAAAAGACAAAAAAGGCATGTTCCGATTCAACCCAGGAGCAGAACAAAAATCCGTGCCAGACTACAACCCATACACCATCAGCAAATGCAAAAACTGCGATGTAGCTAAGGGAAAAATCAAACTCGCCAAAGCACCCGACACCGACCTCTGCCAAGCGTGCCATCTTATTCATCTATGCGAAGAACGTGAAGGGTGTACACCAGATGAAGTCTATGGGGAAAGATTGCTCGTCAGCAATTTCGCGGATAAGACAGAGGTCGAAGACAATGTAAGAGGAGCCAGGGCTTTGCTGGCATCATTCCCCGAAATGAACATCAAAGTAAGGAAGCACGTCCTAATCAATGGAGTGAAGAATCCCGAATATGTAATCAATGGACTTATCGCCGACCGAAAAGGCATAGAGAGTCCTAAAGGGGTTGCTGATGGATTTTGTAAGGCTAAGGAACAAGGATGCCAATCTATTGTTATTGATTGTGATATGCGAATGAAGTATTATCGCAGGAACAAATTGGCTCAGCGATTAGGCTGGAGGTCTGCAGATTTCTTGAATGATACAATAAAAGAATGCTATGTCATTTATAAAGGAAAAGCCATCCTACTTACAAAGAATATGTTTTCAGAAGACAGGCTCTCCAATATCAGAAAAATCGATGAAGAACTAAAAAAATTGGAGACATAAGCCTCCAATCAATGTGAATCGTGCGGCTTGAAGTTATCGCGCCTTGTAAGCATCCATCATTCACATTTGCAAATATACGGCAAAAATCTCATCCAACAAAAAAATCACAAAAAAAAATACAAAAAAAAGAAAAAAATATCCCTGAATGGAGCGTTCCTATTGGAATGAAGAAAAAAATAACCTATCTTTGCAGGCGGAAAGTAGAATAATATGTCACCAGAACATCCATCGCTAAGCAAACCACCTATTATAATGGTGGTATTTCAAATGAAGTATGAATCAAGTAGCGTTCGTCTGACAGACTTTGAGCAATTCAATCAAAGTTTGCAGAAGGATTTCCCTATTTGCCATAATAATCTTCATGCCACTGTAAACGTACCGAACACCCAAATTCCTATCGGCAAGTCGAAATTGACTTTAGATGCCGACACGATGCAACGTTTAGAGTTTACGAATACATGGACAGATGCTATCGAGTGGAGCTTAAGATAAAGTGCAATAGGGATGGTAATTTTTTGCACATCCTCAGAATATACAAAAAATAAAGGTGCTTTTCCGTCATCTCACTCGTGTGTCTCATGCCGAAACATGGACGAAGCACAACTTGAAAACCACCTTTATATGTTGCATATATACAACAAAAATCTCATCCACCAAAAAAAATCACAAAAAAAATACAAAAAAAAAGAAAAAAATATCCCTGAATGGAGCGTTCCTATTGGAATGAAGAAAAAATAAAACAACAATCCGCTAATTCTCACGAAATAGCGGATTACTTTTTTATAATGAGGAAAACAAATCGGGCTCCTGCACCGGAGGCTTTGGAGGATAGAAAACGCCTATAATCATATAAGGGTTCTTGCCTTCGTCCAGCTTGAGGGCATTCAGGCTATGCCAACGGAAGTTGGTTCCCAAAATGAAGTAGAGGTCTTTCTTCGAAAAATCATCCAAGTATTTTTGGCGAACCTTCTCTAAAGCCTCCTTTTCAGAACAACCTTCTTGGCAATGGCGATACAGCATGCACAGTTCCCAGTCTTCCACCATCAAGCTGCGCTTTTTCCCGTCATCCGTAAGAAACGTATATCGGAACTTATATGGTATCTGCTCTGCCAATTTAAAGGAATAGTCATATAATTCTTCATCTGGGAACAGGCTTAGTTCCTGCTCCTTGGACTGACGGAGCTGCTCTATCTTGGTGCGTTTCTCGGCAAATTCACTCATGTCTATCGGTTCGCAACTGAAATCCAATATCTGGTTCGGCTTAAAGAGCGCCAAGGACATCTTCGTCTCTTTTGTTTCGCAAAGAAGTTCGGACATGTCGGTATAGACTTTCTTGCCCTTGAACAGCAAGCAGCGACGCTCGCGCCAGTCTCGTTTGCGGCCCGTATCTACTTTCCCCAACACGCGAATGGGGGTCGGGGCTTTCAACTTATAGCTCTCAATGCGGAAATCGCGCTCATTCCGCTCAACATCAACCTCTATCCAGTCCCATTTGTGATACTTGCTATCGGCATCCTTGAGCATCCGGTATGGTACAGGGTAAAGGCGTATCCAACTGCCGTCTTCCAGCACGCCTGCAGTGCACACTGTCTCAAAATACTTGCTCGACAGCGTGGGGTACGTCATTACGGTTATCAATATCTTCTTAATCATAGCAGCAGATGCCTAAAAGGAAATCCTTCACCACACAATCCCAGCAAAGCATGCGCCACACGCGTGCGATGGCATTGCTGAGGGGCTTTCTCATAACAGGTCAAGCAAATACGCCCATAGTCCTCAAGCAACGACTTCACATAAAGCAATGCAGACCAGTTCTCAAGCAAAGTGTTCGCTTCGTAGTAGGAAAACAAGGCATCGTAGTCGGCCTGGCTGTGAAGAGACTGGCGATAGGTGTTATCAATGCCCAAAGCAGGGACGTGAACGTAATGAATGCCTACGCCTTCGCAAGCCTTCTGAAGTATCGACTTCGAAAAACCATACTTCATGCTGAAAGCGTTCTTGCGCACATCGCACAGCAACTTCACATTGTTCGTAATCAGCATACGAAGGTAGCGCTCCAGAGAAAATCCTTCATAGCCTATCGTGAAAAGGGTTGGGGAGGTGTCCTGATGGCACCGCTGCGCTTGTTCTTCAACACGGGATAGTTCCTCGCGGCTCAGCAAACGCTCCTTCACCAAACTGTTTATCGCAGTGAACGGCCAACGACGATAAGTGTAGGCGATAATCTCATCAGAACTCAAACCGCAAAACTCGGAAACAACATAATCCAACGCACCGCGGTCAAACAAGTCCAAGTCTTGTGTGTAGCGATAACCCGGAGAGCGCTTGTAGATACTGTCTTGCCCCGGCTGTTCTTCTTTATATAAATAGTTGTTCTTCTCAAGGCTCAGAATATCTTGGTTGGCCTGGAAAGAGAAGCAACCATAGCGGTAAGGAACAAAATCATAAATGGCCGTGCCCTGCTGCCGGGTAAAGACAAAGAGATATTTCTGCAAGGATTTTGCAGAAAGCCCTTCGGGCACGGATTCCAGTATGGACAATATGACTTTTTTCTTATAAGTTACCTGCATGACAAAGGCGTTTCATACTTTCCACCTGCAAAGATACATCTTTTTTGCCGCATTCCAATAGGAACAGCAAACTTTTCGCAAAAAAAGGAGGTCACCAACGCTCCCTGCGAAGGCGACCTCCAGCTAATGCTAGTACCTCGTAACGTGGACGAGTTCTAAGAAACGGCCTACTCGCAGCGTACCAAGCTTCGGAACGTCTGGCAACGCCAGAACTTCATTATAGGGGCAGCACACCCACGCTGCTTTCAGCCGTATGTTTAATTCCTAATTCCAAATTCGTAACTCGTAATTCCTATAGCCGGCGAACAGCCTTGAAACTGTACACCTCCACATTCTCCACAATCTCCTCGTGGTCGTGGTTCGTGTCGCTCTCAACAAGCGTCAGGCTGCCAAAGTCCGTGCCTTCCAAACCCTGAAGCACACCATGTATCTGCTCGCTCAGGTCCAGAGCCGACAAATCATCGCCCTGACCGTTCCAGTCCGTAACAACGTGCAGAACCAACTCGCCAAGGGCGCGGTAGTCCAGGCCGCCCATCAGAACTGACCACTTGATGGGGCGGAACTCAACAAACACCGCCGGGCGCTCCCAGGGCACGTCCTCCTCAATGAACTCCACATTCCGGTTCCACAAATCTACATGCTTAATCACACCGCACAGGGCCTCGCTCTCCAGCAGGCGGCTGCGTATCGCTTCATAAAACGCTCTTCTCATAATGTCCTGTTCTTGTCCTAATAGGGTTCTATGATTCCACAATCTCAAACTTGTCAAAGTAATCGCTCAGGCAGTCAGATATCACACGGCGCACAATCACCTCAACCACGGCATTGTTACCAAGAAAGCGACGACGAGGTATCCGGATGCTCTTGCCGGCTGGCATCAAAGCCATCGCCTTCCAAAAATCCGCCTCAACAGTCTTCTTGCGGTTCGACTTCGTATTCCGCACGCTGCCGTCTTTCTTACGGCCCCAACCGCCTATGCTCTCGTAATACTTGTGCCAGAAGTATTTCTTCATCTTCCGCGTCACCTTAATCGCGCCACCCTCGTTGTGTATCCGGGCGTATGGCAGAGTGCTGAAGAACACAAGTGTGTTACCTACAACCTTGCTGTCTATGCTCCGGCGCAAAGCACCTGTCGATTGAAGCAAAGCACCGTCGCCGCGCAAGGGACTCTTCCGGCGCTGCCACGCCTCCAGAAAAAAACCGCCACGCTCGAAGTTCTGGTCAAACTCATCACGGAGCTCAACCTCAACGTCCCGAAGGATTTTCTGGATAATGGCTCCTAAATTCGGGCTCTTCATGGTCGTCATAGTCCTTGAAATCAAAAAACAACTGGGTGTCCGCGGGCAACTCGTTCTTCACGTCGCAACTCGCGTTCAGAATGTTGTAGAACGTGCGCTCGCTGATGCCATATATCGGATAAACATAGCGGCGCCATATCTCGCGGTTGGGCAAACCGCGCTTCGCATGCGCGTCATAGATGCGGTTGATATCCGCAACACGCTTCTTGTAACTCACACCGCGGCGGCGATGAGCAGCACCGCGGACGCCCAGTCGATTCTTACTCATCTTCCTTCGCTTCTCTCGGTTCTTGATAAGGACGGATGTCCAACTCCATCGTGCAACTCACCACCACACGGCCGCTCCCTGCACACTGAGGACAGGGACGGACTTCTGGCTCGCCAACAACGCCCCGGCCGCCGCAATGGCGGCACAGGGCTATCTTAGGAGACTTCTCAATATGTCTAACCATAATTCGTCATTCGTCATTCGTAATTCATCACTCTCCTTCGCTCTTCGGCTCCACAAAGAACGTCTCCTCCTGAACCACCTGAATGCCGCAGTGAGACATCGCAGCGCGCATCGGCTCAGTCACGTCGTCCGTGTCGCCATGGAGCACAGGAACGCTCTCCAGGTCGCGGTCAGCAAGCAGGCGGTCCTTCGCCACCTCCTCGCTCACGCGCACATAGCCCGGCAAAAATTCCTTCACCAGCGTCAGAACGCTCGCCCAAGTGAAACCCTTCAGCGTCTTCAGCTTCGGAGTGCCAGTCCGGAATCCAATCACGCCATGCGCCATCTCAAGGCTCTTCTTCTTAGTAAACAGTTCCGACTGGTTCTCCAGCGCATAGCTCTGAAGAACGTCAAACGACTTGTCGCGCTCCGCGCCCAGGCGGGTCAGCTCCGAAGCGTACTTCTCGCGAATCTTAGCGCACTTCAGTTCAATCTCCGCCGTCAGCTTGTCCAACTGGGCGGTCGCGGTTGCATACACGCCGAACGCTGCGTCGGCTTCGTCGCGGCTCACACCGCTAATCACGGCTTTCTTCTGTCTTGTTGCCATAATCTCTTTTCTTTTTTTAGGGTTAATGTTTTATTCCGAAGCAGCATTTCCAGCTGCCACTTCTCTCGTTGTTCATAGCGATATAGACACTGCCCACGGAGGCAGCAACTGCATAGTCGGCGCAGACACCTCCTTCTTCAAGCCGCCATGCTTCAGGATGCAACGCAGCTTCTTCTGCAAAGCCACCAACCCGGCGGCATTCAGCATCCCAAACGGGCGCCCGGCAATGCGGTTGTTCTCACAGAACGCGTTCACGCGGTCCCAGTCCTGCGTGTCTATCTCCAACTCGCTCATCAGACGAAGGCACACGCCGCGCAGCTTGCGCAGGCGGTCACGCTCACCGCTCAGGTCTTCCAACCGCTCGCACAGCGCCTCATACTCGCTGGGCGACAACTCATGCAGGTGCTCCGTCCGACCACCAGTGAAATCATACACCAGGGTCTCCTTCGTCGCACTCCCGTCAAGGGTCTGCAACTTGCCCAGCAGCGCATAGAATCTGCCGTAACTCATAGGCCAAAGCACCAGAACGACAGGGTCTGACGCCACTCGCGATGGGCGCCGCGCACATCGCAGCACACCAGCCGAGCAAGGCTCTTCATCACTCCACCAAGCAGCATCAGCAAGCTGCTCAGCAGCGCCAAAGGCGCCAATAGCATAATTCGGATAATCTCTAACATAGGCTTTAATCATTTAATGGGTTATTCTTCTTGCTGGCGCTACCGGCCTGCCAGTCTATCGTCACCAGGGCAAACACCTCGCCGCTGCCGTTGCAGTGGGGGCAGCCCGTGTCCTCATAGTCGCCAAATGGCGTTTCCTCCATACGCTCGCCGCTCCCGTGGCAGTAGGGGCATTCATACTTGCGGGTCATGAAGCACTCGCGCCAAGGACGACCGTAGTGAGCGCAGGGGCGGAGCTCCAACTGTTCCTTCAACTCGCTCATGTCCACACCTCCATCTCTTTCTCCGGCCAGATGCTGAAGTAAGGCGCCTCAGTCCCCGCAAAGCGCCCCTGGCAGAACGCGCGGAAACCCATCGTCCGTATCTTCACGCCGCACATATACTTCAGCCGCTCAGCGGCCTTGCCCATCGGGCGCCCCTTCGACTCCTGGCTGATGAAGATGAAACTCTTGTGGCTGAACTCGTCCACCAGACCCTTCGTCGCCTGATAGTCCCAGCCAGTGTACTGGAAACTGTCTATCACCACGAAACGCGCGCTCTTCGGCTTCTTCAGACGCTCGCGAAGGCTCGCCAGCGTCTCGTCAGTCACCACACGGAAACGACCCTGAACCTCCTCCATGTGGAAACGGGTCATGCGCTCCTGAAACGACCTCGAAACGCCTTCCTCAAGGCTCACGTAAAGCACGCTGCCAAACGAGCACAGTTTCTTGCTCAACTGCATCACGAACGAACTCTTGCCGCTCGCGCTCTGACCGCTCACAAACCACGTCTCATACAGACTCGGGCGGCCAAAAGCGGCTTGCCAAGCACCGTCCAGAGGCAGTTCCTTAATCTTCAGACGCGCCACGTCCTTCGGACTATATGCTCTGCTCACCATCGTCCAACACCTCTATCGTCAGATACGGCTTCCCCGCGTTGCTCTCTATCGTCAAACGCCGGCCATTCTCCTCATACAGCAGCGTGTACATGCTCCTGACAGGCTGCATCGCGTTCCGAACCTTCACCTTCAGGTTGCTGAACTCCACGTTCACGAAGTCAAGCACACGGTAATCCTCCACGTCGCAGATGAATCTCGGAAAGCGCTGGCTGATGGCGTAACGCAGCAACAGTATCCAGTCCGGAGTGCGCTTCACGTGCTGGGTAATCACTATCCTCCTCATCGCTTCACCTCCTTCACTTCGCGCAGTTCCAGGCTGTAGTAGCGACGCTGGTGGCTGCCCCATATCTCCATCTTGTCGCCCACGCGACGCAGCGTGTAGTAGCGAGACACCGGAACCTCAGCACGGTAGTCCTCCGTCTCCAGCGAGGAGAAATGCTTCGCAAACGACAGGAAAAACTCCTCCTTGTCTTCCGATGAAACACCAAACGCCCACTTTTCAACAACCCACTTGTTCAGGTCTATCAGCCACTGAGGCGGGTTCGTCACGCGCACTTTCTTGTCAATCCAATACATCATAGTCTTATCGCTTAAGGGTTAGTCATTCTGCATTCCGCAGTTTCTCAATCTCTGTATAAACGCGACGCAACCCGCCGCCAGTCTTCCGCACTATCTGCCCAATGTCGGCACCGGATGGCGCATTCACCGTCGCTACCACACGCGCCTGCTCGCGAAGGAAACGGTCGCGCTCCTTGCCGTCGTCAGGCGTAATCTTCGAGAACTTGTCGCCAAAGCGGCTCAGCATCTCTGCATACCCCACCTTCGCGCCCTCCACGTTCCGGTTTATCTTCGCCTTCAGGCCATCAGCGCCCATCATGTACCAAGCGCAGCAACGCTCCGTCGCGTTCCACAACGCTTTCAACTCCAGAAACGCCTCATACTGCAGGTCGCCAGCCTCGTCAAGCACCACCAGAGGGTGCTCGATGCTCTTCAGGTAATACACCAGGTCATCATACACGTCGTAATAGTTGCCAATGCTACCAACGCCAAACTCCTGGGCAATCTTACGCACCAACTTACGCTTCGTCTTCACCTGGCTGCAGTCCACATACACCGCGTTACGGTGCCCCTGAACATACAGACGAGCCGTGTACGTCTTCCCAATGTTCGGGATGTCGCACAAAATAGCGCTCAGGCTGCTCTGCTGGCAAAAACTCAACTGGGTGCTAACATACTCGTAGGTCGCCGTCTTAGCAGCCTTCCACGAAATGCCGTCCCGCAGCTCCACGCCCAGCTTCCGAGCAATGCTTATCCAAGACGCCTCAGACAACTGCTTCTCAGAGCTGCCCTTCTTCAGCATGCTGTAAACGCTCGTCGCTATGCCAAGGCTCGCGGCGTGCTTCGCGTCGCTCGGGAAATTCTCACGAGCCTGGCGCATAGCAGACATAATCTTCTGCTGCTGTTCTGTCGTAATCATAATCTAATCGCTTTTAATCGTTAATATAATAGAATTAGAATCGGCTTACTAAAGTCCCTGAAAGGGTAAGAACCCTATGGCAGGTGTGTGCTAACTCAGACCCTGAAAGGGTCACCTGCCGCGAAGCGGCTCTGTAACCCCCAGTCATGGGAGCGAGCGCAGCGAGTGTCTTTTTGTGCAAACGAGTGCAGAGGAAAACTTGTTTTGCTCTGCCGAGTGCCGCCAAAAAGCTAACGCAGTGAATCGACTGGGGGATAGCAATCGGGCAAGGAACCTCGACCCTGGAGGGGTCGCCGAGCAGTCCAACCTGACGTCCCAGGACCACACAACAACATCTCTTGTCATCGCCAGCACTTTTCGCGCCCGTGTGCGTTCCGATGGGAGCACTTACTGAGGGCCTTCCCCCACGGGCAGGGCGCCTATCCATCACGGACCGCTGCGCCGTCAGAGTTCATTCAATTCGCTTGAAAAAACTGATTAAACCAATTTTTTGGCTTATCCATCCTCACGGACTTATCGCCAAAACACTAATAATCTAACTTCTAACAACAAAATTAAAGAGAATGAGTAGCGGAGGACGGAGGAGTCGAACCTCCCAGACTATGCGCGCTCCGAGCCAGAGCGGCAATGCTGCCGTCCGCGGCCCCCCAAAGTAGCAACCGGGCGCCCCGACGCTTCGGGACCTCTTGCCCACCTCCAGCCTCACGGCCAAAGCAGGGCGCTGTGTACAACTCTAAGAAATGAAATGTTCTGCAAAATTTCGTCTATGGAAAGTTCCAAATTCTATCACCTAACTTAATGAATGGAATATCTTGATTTCCCAGTTGCTATATCCTTCTCCTATTTGTCAATGACCGCTGAGCCACATGCTCTCCTTTCACCCCTCCCTCTTTGGGGAGGGGACGGGGGAGAGGCTTTCAAATATCCCCCACCGCGCGCCGATGCATGCTCTGGCCGTCATAGTAAGGCGCTGCTTCCTCCTCCTCGGACACCGCCACCGGAGCAACCACCGCAGCAGCAACCGCACCGACATCAAGCGGCAACGAACGAACCACGCCAACCTTCGCAGCAGCATGCTCCTCCACATACTTCCGGAAATGGCTGATTTTCTTCTCCTGAACCGTGAACTTCGCGCGGTCCTCATCCGTCTGCTCAGCCAACACGCGGTTGAACGTCTCAACAGCCTCCAACTGGCACAGGTACTTCTCGCCCTGCCATAGATACACATCCGTCGCGCCGCCGTCTGCGTCAGGCAGGTAGTAAGCCGTAACCCTGTAGTCGTTCGGCTTCAGCAACTCCAGCACCTCCGGACCGCTCAGCCACCATTCACGCCCGGCAACGCGCACCGTCGAATTGCGCTTGATGCTCGTCTCCACCTTCTCGCCAACATACTTCGCGATGGCGGTCGAAGCAAGGGGACGCAAATCCGGATTCTGGCGGCCAGTCAGCACATCCCAACGGGTCATGCCAGGGAACTTCTTCTGGTCAGGGTGCAACGCATGGTTCCACTCCCACGTGTCCTGCCTGTCATCCGCAACCAACTCGTCCCAGCCGAAGTACTCGCGGTCCTCCCACTCGTCGTTCGTCTCGCTCGACACCTTCTCATAGTCCACACGCCACTTCCCCTTCCCGTAAAATCGGCCAATGCCAGCATGGTTCTTGTGTATCACGCTACGCTTCTTAGCGCCGTTCAACTGCTCAGCATACTTCTCCTGCGAATTCAAGGGGGCGCAGAACCTGACGAAAGGGAACACCTCGCCAGCCTTCAGAAAGCCATCCTTGTACTGGCTCATCAGGTGGTTCTCCACCTCTATGCCAGCAGGCATGCCCCAACCCTCATGCGCTATCAGACGGAACATGTCACGGAAACAGTCCAATACCAAACCAACGTCCTTCTTACGGCCATACGAGGCGCCAATCACGCACTGGCTCACCACATCATACGCATAGTACGCATGAACGCGCTGCTTCGTGTCCTTCAACTTCCTCGTCAAGTCCACGTCGTCCATCGTAATCTGGCTCAACGACCACTGGCCGCCGTGCCTATGAACGTGGGGCATCTGCTCATGATAGAAATTCGACCAACTGCGGTGCGCTGCCTCTATCACCAACCGGTTCTTCGGCTGGTTCAAAACACCGTTCACCGTGCTCTCGCTCAACTCAATCAACTGGCCACTCCCATCCACAAACGCAGCAGGGTCATACAACTCACCGCTCTCGCGGTCATACACATCCAACTCACCACGCATGAACGAGCAGAACTGCATCCACACATCCCTATTATAAGGCTGATGAACCTGGCAAGCAATGCTCACAAGCAACTGCTCAACATCACGACCAACCTTCCGAGCGCTCTGGTTGCCAAACTTGCCGCTCAGCAAACCAGCATAGCCCTCACGGCGATACACGCTCACCTTGCGCCTAAAACCCACCACGCTGCCAGGCAACGTGTGGCCGAACTCACGACGCAGGCCCTCTATCACCGTGAACATCCGGCTCCAGTCCCACTTCCCGCCCATCGTGCTCCACACCGCGCGCTTCTCGCCATACAGCGCAATGCACGTGTTCAGCACGCTCGCATTCACCACATACTGACGAGCCTGCTCGTCAGTCAAGTCCAAACCGCACGCGTCCCTATCGAAGTAAAAGCACACAGCGCGCTGGTCCTCCACATAGCGGCTCCTTATCCAACCGCTCAGACGAACATCGTCGCGCTGGGGATAAAGCGCATCAACAGCCTCGCGGAAACGAAATGCGAAGGTGTCAATCCTCACTGGTTGCTCACTGGAAGGGGCGAAATGTTGCAAAATGGAGAGGGCAGTGACGCGGATGGGAACCATAGCGACGCAAAACTCATCGAAATAATACGCGAACAAGGACTGCAACTACAAAAACAGGCTCTCGAAATCGGACAACTCACAGAACGCATACGTGCCCTCGAAAAAACAACCACACAGCAAGCCGCCAGCCAAGCGGCAGGGTAATCCCACTACATATTCCCTACGCACAACCCAACTGACTTCCACACAACCACACACAACTAACCTCCGCACAGTGCCACCCCGCACCCATTCCCTGCCACCACAAGTGCTCCTCCCAGGGCTCCCACGGCACCCCTCCCAGTGCCCCCCCGCAAGGGGTGTCACCCCTAAAAACACCAAAAAAACGCCACAACCAAACCCACCCAACAACCCGCAAACGCCCTAACCATGCCGTTTTCGGCCATTTTCACCCCTTTCCCGCACCCCCGAAAAGTGGGGGGTATTTGCCAATACCTATAACCCCCGTTTTTGCCACTCAAAGTTAAAAAAGTGGTACGTTTACCCCCTCTCTATCCACCCCTCAAAATCCGCGAATTTGGGTAACCAATCTCCACAACCCGTGGGTAACCATTTTGGGTAACCAATTGGGTAACCAAACCAAAAAAACACCCATTTCCGCCCAAAAAAAACAAAAAAAAAGGAAGGACAAATCCTTCCAGAAAAAACCGCAGAAACAGCCCTAAGAACACGCCCTCAGAAACGCCCTTCACGCCCCGCCACGCCGCACCAGCACAAGGAAACGCCCCATCCGTCCCAAACGTAAATCAAATGCAAATCAAATGTAAAAAACAAGCAAACCAAACCGCGCCCCCGCGCCCCAGAATGTAAACCAAATGTAAACCAATGTAAACGTTTCGTTTTACGACGCCCTCACCCGCCATTCCCACCTAACTCCCTGAAACCAACCCACTTCCGCCCTTCCTTCCGTTCCCCGTCACCTCCCCCTTTCGTTTTCCGCCCCATAGACGGAGATGGCGCCGAGGAGGAGCAGGAGGCCTGCGACGGACATCATGTTGACTTGCAGTGAGCCGACCTGCTTGAGGATGAAGCCGCCGACGATGGCTGCTACGATTTGGGGCAGGCAGATGGTGCAGTTGAACAGGCCGAGGTAGGCGCCTTTGTTGCCGTAGCCTTCGAGGGCGTTGGTGACGAAGGTGAAGGGCATGGCGAGCATGGCGGCCCAGGCGCATCCGATGAGGAGGAATGGGATGAACATGAGGTACTGGTCGTGGATGCAGGGGATGAGGCGGAAGCCGATGGCGCCGAGGAAGAGGCTGACGGCGTAGGCGGCC